GCTATTGTTATTATGGCGGTGTTGACCTTTACTGGTTACTTTATTTGGCAGAATCAAGGCTTGATGCTTGATGCTTACACCAAGTCCAAACAGCTTCCCTCTATGAATTCTGCTCGGTATGACGATGCTGCCAAGGTCATATTTAATGGTACAAACGCTGACATGGTTGTTATCTTTTCAGTTAATCCCTTGTTAGGCACTCGTGTTGTTGAAAGAGCATACCTACCTGATAAACGATACAAAGAGTTTGACGGCTACGATGTAGGTCTTTTTACAGCCAATATAAACAACAATAACGACATTATTAAATTAATGGCTAATGAAATACCATGTGGCGAATACAAAAAAGCCCAATCTGAAATAGGTTTATGGTACAAATCCGTGGGTATTAATTACACTTGCCGTGTATCTGTACCACCTGACACTAACAAGTTTATCGGTCAAATTACAGTCGGTTGGAAAACAGCCCCTGAAAGCCCTGAAGCCATGTTATTAATCGGTAGTTCAATGTTAATGAGGAAATAATATGTTACCTATTGCAGCCCTATTAGATGTTGGCATGAAAGTCTTGGATAGATTTGTGCCTGATCCTGCTGAAAAAGCCAAGGCCCAAGCTGAATTAATCAAGATGCAACAAGAAGGTCGCTTGGCAGAACTTAATGCCGATAATGTAGAAGCCCAAGAAATCAGCAAGCGTTGGACTTCTGACATGGGATCAGATTCATGGTTATCTAAAAACATACGACCAATGACCTTAATTGCGATTCTGACGGGTTATTTCGTGTTTGCTACGGCATCAGCATTTGGTATTGAAGTAAAGCAAGCCTATGTTGAATTATTGGGCCAATGGGGTATGTTGATTATGTCTGCCTACTTTGGTGGCCGTACCCTAGAGAAAATCATGGATAAACGCAATGAACCTAAGTCCTAATTTTACGCTAGAAGAATTAACCCATACTGACCATCGTCAGTTTGACAACACGCCCAATGCTTCTGAGATGGCCAACCTTGTCCGTTTAGCTACATTCCTAGAAGAAGTTAAGACGGTCTTGGGTGGTAAGCCAGTAATGATTAACTCAGCGTTTCGCTGTAAAGAAGTCAATGATGCCGTAGGTTCTAAGGATACAAGTCAGCATCGGATTGGCTGTGCAGCAGATATTCGTGTACCAAGCATGACACCCGATGAAGTTGTAAAAGCGGTTATGGCATCAGGTATTGGGTACGATCAAATTATTCGTGAATTTGACCGTTGGACACACATCAGTATTCCTAGTGAAGCTGGTGCTAATCCACGCAAACAAGCATTAATTATTGATAAAACAGGCACACGCCAATACGCTTAAAATTGCTTGATGTTGTTTAGGCGTTTTTGGTCATACCTGTAGGATGGGTGAGAACCGCTTTGTAGCGTTGCAAACTCAAATAGCTCATCCTTATCTACCCAACCAATAATATCGCCACCATCATCGTCTAAAACGACTAGGATGTAGAAATCACAGGGGCTTTTATTGTGATACTCGGTTACATAAATATCACCCTCTTTATTACGGGTAGATTTGACATCAATGGTCTTGCCACCTGAAGTCTTTAAATCTGCTGGGTTCTTTTTTTGATTAATGGTGAAATCAGGCATTAGGTTTAAAAACTTAGCCACAATGTATTCACCCTTAAACCCATCAATATCCATTTCATAAGGATCTTGCTTGCTTACCTGACGGTCATGGTTAAATTGCATGGCATTTTTCCTACGCATAGTACCAAAATACTCGCATAGGAAAAGCTCATGTTTGGATAAATCAATTCTCATTTAGTAAGGTGAATAGCACCAAAGAACAAGATGTATATGACTATCGCTACAAGTAATCCTTGAATTATCTCTCTCATAGGCCACCTGTACGGATAACCCACACAGTTAATGGAATGACAAAAAAACAGATGCCTAGGAATACGCCTTTTAAAATATCAACCATTTAGGGCCTCATATAATTCTGATTCAAGAAACTCATAAGTAGACTTGCCAATTAGGTCGGTAATGTCCTCACCCTTGTGATATATGCCTTCTACATAAACCTGCATACCAAACATACCCACGCTTTCATCACCATCTTCTGTATGGTAATGAATGTCTAACTTGATGCCATCGTAATCGTATTCGTAAATTTCCATAATTAGCCCCTTATTTGTTTGAGTTAAGAATTGCACGAACTTCAGCTTCGTTTTTAGCTTCATAGTCACGGCAAACTGGGAACTCATCACCGTTTGATAAAACGGCCATCCAAGCACCACCAACTGTGGCACGGATTCTAGGGTTGTATCTTGCTTCTTGTTTGTAGATTTCTTGAACTTGCATTTTGCTTTCCTTTTCTATCTCACTCGATATTGAGTGATGCTAGTTTATTAAGGTAGCTTAACAATGTCAACAACTATTTACATTTATTTTCTAAGGAAAACCCTAATGTGTTGCGTAAAAACAACAGGGCAGTATTTGGCAGTTACTAACTGTTAGGTGGAAAGCCACAAAAACCCTAACTTACTGCATCCTACTTTGGTGGCTTAACGCCCATATAGGGTGGGTGACAGTCCCGTGAAGGAGTGTAAATTTTGTTTACCTGCCACCCATGCCCCATTATATTCCGTTTTTAATTTGGTAAACCCTTAGTAAATGCTCAAAGCACTCCCACCCACTTTGTAGCTTTTCTTGCGATATTTCTATTAACTTGACCTGATTGGTCTTGCCATTAACGAACACAATGGCACTTCTAGCTGTAGGCATACCCAAACCCTCACGGTAAGCTGCCAGTTGCATCTCATGTTCAAAGTAAACATCAACTTTATCTAGATCAGTTTCTTTGGTCTTAAAGTCCACCACAAAGCCACTAGAAGCCATTAGGTCGCATTTACCGCCAAACCCTAGCGGATGCCCAAAAGACTTCTCTGCAAGCCACAGTTGGCTTCCAAACGCCTCGTTTAAGGCTTTATCAATGTTATCCAAGTAAGCTGGCTTTTCAGGCATATACACCTGTTCAAAGTAGCTTTCAATAATGGCATGAATAGCAGTTCCTCGTTCTGCTGCCTCACGACCAGTAGCCTTAGAATCTTGCATCACACGGGCTAACCATTCCTGTTCAGGCTCACCGTCTTGTCTTGGTAAGGTTAAAGCTGCTAAAAGGACTTGTTGTTGTTTCCATGTATCAAGTCCTGCTTTCGATAACATTCCATTGATTGTTGTAACGCTTGGCAGAAGTCCAAGTTTTCTTGCATCCCTGAGCGTGGTCGGTCTTTCGCCAGTTTTACCAATGGTTGTATAGGCTGGACTGCCGTCTTTGGTGTACCAATGGCCATTTTCTTGTACCTTTTCTTTAATTATCATTTCTCACTCGCTTTTTTTAGTATTGCTCTAGCAAAATCAAACCATTTATCTTGTTCACCATATTTACTAAATAGTTCGCCTATTTCTTCATCACTTAACTCTCTTGGTGCGGTATAAAGTGGAGTATCCCAACCATCTTCTTTTGTTTCTAAAACTGCATCTAGCCAATTTATTCTTCGCTTTTCGTTCCACCATCCAACAGGTTTCATTTTTCGCTCCAATCGCTATAAAAGTATCTGTAAACAGGTAACAACCCAAACAACCAAGTGCCTACTTTTTCTCGTTTGATGGCTCGGTATTCAATAATTGGCTCAAACTTATCAACAACATATTGCACCCTCATAAACTCATCATTTTCAATTCTAGGCATTGGCTTCATTTGATTTCCATTCTGCAAGTAAATTGTGATTTAGCTATCTTTAATACATCTTCAAAGCTTAATTGAGCGTTTCTACCGCTTTTGTAGCCATGACCATACATAAGCACTAACCCAGTAAGAAATAACACTACCCAAGCGGTTATGATGGCTACCTTAGTCATTTTGAGTTATCCATAAAGCAAACAAAATAGACAAGACAGCAAAAATTAGAATTGCAATACCACTTAATAAAGTAAATAAAATAGTCATCATTTTTTTAGGTGGGGTACTTGTGTCGGTAGCACTTTCCCCCTTTTTAATTAAAACGGAATATCGTCAGGCAAATCGTTGGTTACAGGCTTGCTGTAGGCAGATTCCGCTTCTTTAGCCTTGTTGCCACGCCACTCAGATGATTCTGCAATCTTCTCTTTGTAATATTTAGGCAAGGCATCGTACTTAGATTGGTCAAATTCATTTAACCAAAAGTGCAATGTAGGATTAACGCCTTCAGGTTGAACATTACGCAATGCACTAGGAACTGGGCTAATGCCGCTAATGTTAGCGTACTTGCCATCTTCGCTATGCGTGATGTTGACCATGCAGAACTTACCCAATAAACCTTTAAGGTCAAAGTTCTTACGATCTTCAGGTGTCATCTTTTTGTTAGACCATGCTTCTAGGTCTTGTCTTAATCGTGCTTGGTCACCTAAACTAACGGTATATCGCTTGGACACGATTAGGGGCTTTCCATCGTCTGTTTTTAATGGTTGACCTGCATCATCGTCACCGTGCAACTCCCAAGTAAACACAACTTTGTGCATTATTTTGGTTTCGCCAGCCCATTCTGTAGCTTGATGGCCAAGGTCAATAATGCTATATAGGCGTGCCATATGTAAGCCAGCAGGTGCAATTTTAAATTCTTTACTGTTGTCTGAAATAATCATTGTTTACTCCCAAAAATGTTTGAAAAATCGTCAAAGACTGAAGCTAATACAGGGTTTTTTCTTACTGGTGACGGTAATCCACAGGCATAGCGTAGATCGCCAATTTCATCAAGAGTTAATGTGACCCCATCTTCTAGGTCTTTAAAGATGCGTTCCAAGTGTTCTTGGAAGCTGTTGAAGTCTTGCTGTTGCGTTTCTATTTCACTCATAAGAGCTCCTTTTTCTGTTATCACGACTTATTGCCGTAAAAGAATATTAAGCCACCTTAAATGCTATGTCAACAATTATTTGCAATTATTTTGTAAATAAGTTAAGATAGCTTACATGAACGCAACTGCAATAATTAAACTTTTAGGCGGGCCAACCCGTATATCCAAGCTAGTTGGGGTATCCGTTCCAGCCGTATCTATGTGGCAGAACGGTGATATTCCTATGGATAAGATGGTGATTTTGGCGGCTACTCTTGAGAAAGAAAGCCACGGTTTAATTACTAGAAAAGCATTGTTTCCAAATAACTACAAAATTATTTGGCCAGAGTTGGAATAATAGGTTATGATGAAGCTATCTCTTGGTGGAGATATATTTTGGCAAGCCTTAGTCTGCAATCTGCTAGTGCCAACTAGTCCACCAACACCCTTAAAAAAGGTGAGATTGCAGTCTAGGGCTTTTTTTATGAGGTTTTTATGAGTAAAACTTATTGGGAAAAGCTGCAAGATCCAAGGTGGCAAAAGAAAAGGCTTGAAGTAATGAAAGAAAAAGACTTTCATTGCGAGATATGTGGAACAAATGAAATTACTTTAAATGTACATCATAAAGAATATTTTAAAGGCAATGAGCCGTGGGAATATGACAACAAACAGTTAGTTGTTTTATGTAAGCATTGTCATGAAGATTTGCACGAAACATTAGATTTATATAAATGGGTTGGTTCTTTCGCTAGGCTTGATGGCCCTGATAACAGACAAGAATTAGCCTTAATGTTATGTGGATACATAGGCTACCCACTAGAAAAAATATTTGATATGTTGGGGCAAGAGCTTAATTCAGTTGATGAAATTTATTACAAAGCTGGTGCTTGTGCAAAAGCATATTCTGAGCATTTGTTTGAAAAAAGATTAAAGGGTTTGCAAAATGCCTAATAGATTATTAAAAGAGGGCATTGTTGATTCATCTTTAATTGACAATTTGACCTCAGAAGAAGAAGTATTTTTCTACAGGTTGTTGGTTGTATCTGATGACTTTGGTCGCATGGATGCAAGATCAGCAATACTTAAATCAAGATGTTTTCCATTAAAAGATTTTAAGTTAGAAAAGATTGACAATTGGTTGCGGTCAATTGTCAGACAAGGGTTAGCCACCATGTATAAGGTTGATGAAAAGCCTTATTTACAAATTCTCAAATGGGAACAAAGGGTTAGAAGCAAAGGCAAGTATCCGTCACCTGATGGCTCACAACCTATTGACATAGTGCAGACATTTGACAGCAATTCGCTGACAGATGACGGCTTGGGTAAGGGGTTGGGTATGGGTAAGGGAGAGGGTAAGGGTAATGGGGGTAGCAGAGCTACTAGGTTATCCACAGATTTTGAATTACCTGAAGATTGGGTTGAATTTTGCAAATCTGAAAGACCTGACTTAGATGCTAAAAAAACCTTTGCTGAATTTAAAGACCATTGGATTGCTCAAGCTGGAGCTAAAGGGGTTAAATCTGATTGGACTGCTACTTGGCGAAATTGGGTAAGAAGAACTTTTGCTAAAAACATTACCACTCAAGACAAATCTTTTACTCGTTGGGATGCCACTCTTGCTAGCACTATGGCTAGAGGTAAAGAATTAGGGATATTGCCCAAGGTTGGTGAAACTGAAGGTCAATACCGTGAACGCTTAAAACAGGGGGGTGCATGAATGAGTTGGCTCTTTTCGCAGGTGCTGGTGGCGGAATACTTGGGGGAAAACTTCTTGGATGGAGAACAGTCTGTGCAGTCGAATGGGAAAAATACCCAGCTTGCGTACTTGCCGCAAGACAAAATGACGGAGTTCTCCCGCCTTTCCCGATTTGGGATGATGTTCAAACCTTTGACGGAAACCCTTGGAGAGGAATTGTTGATGTCGTATCTGGCGGATTTCCGTGCCAAGACATCTCAATTGCAGGAAATGGAGATGGACTTGACGGAGAAAGATCAGGAATGTGGTCGCAGATGGCAAGGATTATTAGCGAAGTACGACCCAAATACACATTCATTGAGAACAGTCCAATGCTCACTTCTAGAGGACTTGAACGAGTGCTTGCAGACTTGGCCGGCATGGGGTTCAATGCGGAATGGGGAGTGTTGGGAGCAAACGAAGTCGGAGCAAACCATCAAAGAAATAGAATCTGGATTGTTGGAAAAAATGCCAACCCCGAATTCTTGGGATGCCAAAAGAGGCCCAATGAGCAAAGAATTGATGGAAACTGGCAAACATCAAGTGAGTTTGGTGACCTATGTCAAACACAATCCAAAGAAGTGGCCAACACCAACCTGTGCGGACACTTACACGGACAACATGAAGTCAACACAACAGAAGGAAGGTTCAATGCACTCGGTGAGTTTAGGTCAAGCAGTTCAAATGTGGCCTACACCAACAGCACACAACTCCAAGGAAACAAACGCTCCAACGGAATAC